CATGGCAGCATTTCAAAAAGTGTGCAGGATGGATCGACCGGCTGAAGTGCCGAAAGAATGGTCGCGCCTTCGCCAATAATGACGTTCCGAACGTGGTGCGGGCGCAAGTTTCTGTAGGCTGTGCTTGTTCCGCTGGCAGTGCCGTTTGTGCGAAGCTGAAGTTTTATTGTATGAGGCACCTCGGTTTGCGCTCCTAACAAATAGTCATAATGGATGGCAATCGGTTGGCCTGTGCTGCCAGGACCGAACGAACGCTCGCTTCTGGAAACTGCTAGCCCGTCAACAACTAGCCGACAAGTCCCGTAGGCGGAGCGATCCGCAGCCGTTGACGATGTTGCCAACGGGGCGACGAAAAAGTCCATGCGGTAAAGGTAATCATTAAGCTGGCTTGTCGGGGTCCCGGGTATGGTCGAGCCTGGAACGTCAGCCCACGCGATGCCCATTTGCTGGGTCGATGCCAGCGTAGCGTTGTAGCGTTGCCGATAAATGGCAGCAACTTTGCCAGCGACAGACGCGCCCGCCGCGCCGCGAATATCGACTGCGCTTGCCGCAGTGCCGGTCAGCCCGGTTGCTCCCACGTATTGACCTATGACTGGCTTGGTCCCGCCGCCACCAACCCAATCGGGGATCTGCAGCACGCGCCGCTCACTGTCACTAACAAGCGAGAACACAGGTGACCAGCCGTTGCTTCCTGCCGCTCCGTTGGTTCCGTTCGTCCCGTTCGTCCCGTTGGTGCCAGCTGCCCCGGTTGCTCCGGTTGCCCCGCGAACATCCACTGCGTTTGCCAGTGTCGAGGTCAATCCTGACGCGCCAATATACTGACCGGTCGAAGGTTTCGTCCCGCTGCCTCCGGTCCAGTCAGAGACCTGAAGAACCCGGCGAGCGCCATCTGTTTGAACCGAAAGCACGGGAGACCATCCGTTTCCTGACCCTGCGCCCAACTCAAGGTAAGCTAACGAGTTCCACGCAGTTGACCCGTTCCCGATCTTTAAAACCTGCTGCGTGTTAGGAGAGTTGGTTACATAGCCAAGCTCTCCAACGGCAAGGACCGGGTTCGCGGAACTCCAGCCCGCCACGGTATCCCGGCGAACCTGAACGCGAGCATTAAGCGCCGTTGGCATCGAGGGTTAAGGAATTAAGGTTTGCGCCGACAGCGTCGCCCCCGTCGATCATGACGTCGCCAGCGAGGACGACGACGCTTGTTTGTCCTGTCGCCCCTGTCGCCCCGGTCGCCCCGGCAGGACCAGCAGGACCGACCGCCCCGGTCGCCCCAACAAGCGATGCGAGCCACTGGCTCTGTGTGCCGGTGAATCCATTTGCTTGAGCGACTTGGTAGGCAGAAAGCCCGGGCGCTCCGTTCTGCCCAGGCTGCCCCGTGTTCGCGGGCAGCGGCTGATGAACAACGGACCCGCCCAACCGAACAGGCTTCGTGTTGATCGGCTCAATATTGAGCGCCTTGATTCGACTCCGCACCTAGCAAATATACATGCGTGTCAAGTTTGACGCAACGCTAGAGATTTCTCTTTAACAGAATCATAGATCAACGCCCAATATTGAGAGGCTTCTTCGGGAGTCCTCGCGTTCCGGTAGTGCCTAGCGAACGTCTTGTAATCAGTGTGCCCCATCGCAGATCGAACGTCGTCAGATGACGCAACTGCGGCAAGATAAGACCCATAGCTGTGCCGCGAAATGTCTCGGGTCCATTCCACGATTTGAGTCCCATCTTCCCGCACACACAATTTCGTGCGCCACACTCGATGCCCACCGTGAGCGATCTTTCCGCTGTCCTGCTTAAACGCAATGAGCCACGTCATCAGCGTAGAGTTGATCGGGACGTAACGGTGCGCGGCCCCTGTCTTGTCCTTGTTCTTGGAGTCGCGAACCTTGATGAGACGCTGACTCCACAAAATATCTTCCCACCGAAGCCCGCTTGCGGAAAAGAACTCAGAGTGCGGGCGAAGTCCGGCGAAACAAAGGATGGCCAGATCGAGCGCCATGCGAGGTTGACGTCTAAGCGCAGACACAAGGAGTTCCTCAAGCTGCACCGGGAGCAAGACATCTGGCACGGTTGCAGGAACCGGGCGCGGGCGGATAGCTTGGATCGGGTTGTAGGTGACCTTTCGTTGCGCAAACGCATGCTTGTAAAGACTGTTAAGCCACATCACTGTCTCATTGTAAGTGCGCGGCCCCCAGTCCTTACGCCTGGCCACGGCGGCAAGCTCGTCCCGCCAGAAGTCTGTGTCCATTGTTGCGACCCGGGAAGCGCAGAGCGTCTCCCCCAGAGCGTTCCGAATGCGCGACCAATCGTGCTTGGTTGACTTGGCGGGGTAGTCAACAAGGTAAGCATCGATCATCGAATCGAGTGTTGGCGATGCTTGATCAGCCATTAGCTGCCGCTCAAACGCCGCGCACGCTTCTGCCAGCCCCGAGAAGCCAAGGAACTGGAAAACCTCGTTGTAGTAGACGGCATCCCCCACCAGCTTCTCGTCAAGCCCTCGGCGCAACCTGGGGCGCAGCAATTCTTTCTGCCGGAACAAGGCTTCCTCTTCAGTCGCGAACCGTTCAAGCGTGCGTTTCCCAGTGTCTGCCTGGGTAGCCGGCACACTAACAACCCACACTTTTTCGGACTCAAGAAACCTGGGCTGAAACTTCGGCCTTTTCGGCATAGCTCTGAACTCCTCGCGCAATGATTTGCCCCAACTCTTCTGGCCGGGAACCCCACCGATGCCAGTCTCCGGGGTTGTCCCCGAAGAACGGCTCAACGATGACGCAGGGCAGCGGATGCGAAAGGAAAGCAACGCCCCTCCCTTCCGCCAGCTTGGTCCCACGGTCCCTGCCATCGGGCCATGCCGAGCGGATCGAGGTGCGGATGGATTCCGCCAAGGAATCGGCGGCACACTTCGACAAGACCTCATAACCCGTGGCGTTTCCGTTGGCCGCATTGAAGTGCAGCTCAACAGCAGCCGTTGCGCCGATGCGCTTGAGCTTTTCGCCAAGCCACCGCTGGGCCGACCCATAGCCCGCCCCCACATAGGCAGAGATGACGACGCTTTGCCCCGGGAACGCTTTTTTCGCCGCCAGTGCAACGCGCACATTGTAAGCCCATTCAGAGACCCCACCAACGCTCACGGCCCCCCTGTCTCCCGGGCGCGAATGCCCAACGCAAAAGGCAACCAGTCCTCCACTCGGAACTGCAAGCGCCGCCCGGAGCGCATCGAGGTGCAGCTTCGCCGAGTGCCCCTCGGGCAACAGTCGGGCGACTTTGTTGATATGGTAGGAAATTGTAGTGTGCATAAAAAATGCCGGTCTTTCCCGGCTGTCATGAAGCGTTGTTTCCAGGGGGAGCGGCTTCCATGCCCCCGCCGATGATGAGAGCTTATAGTAGTTTGGAACGAAATCAACCTTTTTTGGAACGAAATTGGAACGAACCATGACCATAAAGCTGGGAGTCTTAGGCGCAACAGCTTGATTCCTACGGGGACTTAAAGCAAATTATGGCACCTCGAAAAAAAATCGCAAAGATCTTTGCTAAAGATGCGTGCCTGGAAGGGCACCGTGGGTTCGAATCCCACCCTGACCGCTCTCTGAATGCGGTCAAACAAAGACTCCAGACTAGCTTGTCAACGTAACCGGGAATTCACGCCTCGGCATGAATTCTAGTAGATAGGCTCCTATTGGAACGAGATCGGAACGAAATCACTGGGCTTGAATCCGCGAGATTTGGTCCTGAACCGTGTTCGTCAAAAGCTCAGGGTATTGCTGCCACGCCTCAAGCTGCTCCTGCTGTTTTTCCGGCGACAACTTCTCCAGCCGCTTGGCCATCACTGCCGCCCTGGCTCCTGACGAGATCTGGAAAGAGCGCAACTCGGTGATCTCGCGAGGTTCTTTTGCCCGGGGCGACTTGAGTTCCATCAACCGGGAGAATTCGTCTTCGGTGATTTCCCCCCTTTCACGCATGGGGAGCAACTGTTTCATGCGCTCCTCATCGGGCAACGGGCGCATTTTCCGAGAAAGCCGGTCATATCTTTCATCCGCAACCCGGCCCGCCCGCTCTGCGTCGTCCTCCCACAGGAGGTGTCCAATGTCATCGTCAATCCCAATGCTTTTGGCGGCTCTCCCCGCAATTGGAATCGCGACAAGCTCGTTGCCTTTCAACGATCCTGCTGCGCTCAAGATCTCCCAAGAAATTTTTGTTATCTCCTCTGGCGAAATCCCGTCTTCAAAACTTTTCGGAATGCTGCTTGCAAGCTCGCCAATAAGATCGGCAACAGACTGCGTTGCTTGGTTGGGGCGTTCATTGACAAATTGACCCAATGCCTTGCCAAGCCCAATCTGAAAACCTTGGCCGAGTGCGTAAACGCCAGCAAAAGGCCCGGTGGCCATAGCAAAGAAATACCGTTTTGCCATGCTAGCAGGATCAAACTCCTTTTCTCTTTCTTCGTCGTCAAGGCCCGGGAGCTTGGTCAAATCGACGACAGCTTGGAATATCATTGGCAAAATGACATGTCCAACGACAAGCCTTCGAATAGCTTCTTCCTTCGCGCCCTTTCTCCCGGCCCGCCAGTCGCCTACTGCCATCCACGTGGAAAGGTAATACATTCGTGCATTGCTCAAAAACGTGGTGAACAGACGAGCCGCAGAACCACCCATCTCAAAAGTTGACATGTCCTTCAAGCCGGACCCTTGCTGGGTTCGCTCTGTAGCCTGCTGAAGAAGAGCTTCTCCCGCTTGCTCTGCCGCCTTAATCGCGGCTGGGCCGGTAACGTCCACGCCCAATTCTCGTTGCTCAGCAAGGTAGGTTTCGTAGCCGTGACGATAAGCGGCATAGCCCCCTACAATAATAGTAATCAGATCGCCGCCACGAGAAAAGATCATGCCGTCTTCGATCATCTGCATGTACCGAGATTTTGGCAGCAACCGCCCGCCCGGGGCTTTGTCAAACGCACCGCTCAGAAGAGCAACAGTGTCCCGATCCGGTCCTTCCTCCCATCGCGCCTTAACAAAGCCACGATCAAACATGAATTCCCAGTTCTTTTTAAGGTCGCTGAAAAATTCCCGCTCATACTTCAGGAACGTCCTGACTGGCATTTCATACATGTAAGCCAGCGCACCGGTCATTTGCTTGGGAGTCTGGGACCAGTTCCAGGCCAATCCCTTGATGACCGTTGCCTTGCGAATCTGGTCAAGCAGGGGGGCGATTTTTGCGCCAACGTCACCACCGTCAGCAAACACTTTAATTCTGCCGAGAATAAGCTGCTTCAACTTCTTCCCTCCAGATTGCTCAATCGCAGCTTGAACGTTTTTCGAACCAAACACTGCGCTAAGAATTCTGACAGGCTCGCTCCAATGAATGTAATGCGCGGCTTGGATGACGTGCTGCTGGTATTCTACCAAAGCATCAACGGCAAAATTAGGTTCACTCTTATTATTAATTCGACTAATCAAAAATGACGGGTTTACGCTTCCTGCGGTCTGCACTTTGCTAGAGATCATTGAATCAGGAAACGTGTTTTCTGGCAGTTTGGTAGCGGGCGAATAATTCGGGATCTTAGGCAACCGCGCCCCGGTCTGCGGAGCAAACACGTCATTGATTTCCGACCAACCTTCTTGGTATTTTTGGGCCAAGAAATCTCGAATTGCTTTACTCTCAGGGGTCAGGAACTTCTCTACCTGTTCAATGACTTCTGGCGTCCAGCCCCAATAAATCAAATTGGCTTGCTGGTCTTCCTGCCTGGCGACAAGCGTAATTTTTATAGCTTGCGCCTGTGAAAGGCGCTGTTCTACTTCTGGTATAGAATTCCAATCTGTAATGTCTACATCTTTTAGCTCAGTTTGATTGAGCAGATTTTCTTTGCGTCGAGACAACTTGTTAAACCGCTCTCTTGTAGCTTGCTCTTCCGCAGAAGGCTTTTTCTTTGTGCCCTCTCTCAACCGCTTGTGCCGGTCAAGCTCTGCGATTTCTTCCTGCAAGGAATCTTCAACTGACGCAAGCTCTTCGTCATGACGCTGTAAAGCATCAAGAACGTATTGCTTCTGGTCCTTAGACAAGGTTTGGGCGGCTACAGGGTCTTTCCCTTCTTGAATCTCCCGCGCAACCTCAACCGGAAAGTTGATGACTCTTCGATCTTTTTCTTGCGGCTCCTTTCGAAAGACTTTGGTTTTGTCCTGAGGTTGCTGAAGCTGAGAATGAATGTTCCACAGCTTAAACCGCCAGCTCCATTTCTTGCCGTCTGGGTCCAGCCCAAACTGACGCGCTATAAATTTATTAAGCTCGTTAAGGCGGCTTGCAACCTGCCGCTTCTCGTCGTGCGTGGCCTTGTCAACCATCGCCCCATATCGCTTGTTCAAGGGGCTTTTTAGAGTGCCTGTGGTCTTGTCTTTTCTGCTGGCAGCATTCATGAGCCAGTCCCAAGTCATCATGTCTTTGAGGAAATCATCGACCTTTTCAAGCTGAGATCCTTGCTTGTCAGCCTCTCTGCTAGCGTCAGCAGATGACATGAGTCCTTTGCCGCCGGTAATCGTTTCAACGGCTTCCTCGCGAAGCTCTACAACCTTTTTGCGAAACGCCTCCGCAATAACTCGCTGTTGCAGTTTTCCGCCTTCAATCAAAGTTTTAAGGTCGGCAACCATTTGAAAAAGCGCCCCGCTGTCTTTCCCTTTCGCATTCCCAAACGCGACAGCTAGCAAATAGTCTTCAGTTGCATCGTTTAGTTTCTTGGTAGTATCAGCAGTTTGCATCAACTCTTCCTGCCTTTCAAGCTCAGCCAAGACCTCGGCATCAGTCAGCTCAATCAGCTGTTTGATCTTAGCCAATTGCGAACTAACCGCTTCTCCAGTAGTCGATTTAGGTTTCCCCTTGCTGCTTTGCTTTGCTGCCCCCGATGCGATAAGCCGGTCAATGTCGTTGAGCAAAATCCCCTGCGCGTATCGCTCCAAGGTGCCCTGCGCTTTTTCGCCCCGCCTCACAATCTCTTTTCGCCTTGCAGCCGGTCCCATGCGGACCAACGTGCCGAAGCCACCAATGTGGCCGCGAAGAGAAACGGGCATGGCCGCAAGGATGGACTCCAAAGCCCTCGTGTCTGCGATAAGGTCGAGCCGATTCCGCATGGTCATGCGGTTTGGTGGAGCAACGCGATTTCTGGCGATGATGCCGTCAATCGTTTCAATTGCATCTTTCAGCCCCTCGCGATCCATCTTCGGCGGGCGCGGCTTTTTCCCAACGGACGCCGTGAGGTCCGCACCATCTACCTCCCCGGGAATATCAATTTTCCCTGCGTTGCGCTCAATCTCCTGAGTGCGTCGTTTGTCAGCTTCATAGGCCAACAACACTGCATCAGAGGTCTCCGGGTTCGCCTCAAGATAGGCGTCAACCTCTGCCTCGCTTTTCCCTCGGATGCTGTTGAATGCTGCCGCTTCTTTCGCATTTAACCCCTCAATGACATTCTTCCCATCGACAGAAAGACCGGCAGCTTCGGAGATCTTCGCCTCAAACTGCGGCGTGATCACCCCCGCTTGAATTGCCTTTTCCAGCCTAACGGCACGCCGCATGATGTCAGTCATCCATCGCGTGAGCCGAGTGAAGAACTCCTGCACAGATTGAGGGAGTGACCTTGTCGTGATGGCGCGGCCCGCCAGCATATCGACCGAAAGATCGGAGAACCATTCCAGCAAACCCTCCCTGGTATCTGATGCGCGACTCTTGACATCTGGGTCAAAAGTTTCCAAGCTCGCCCGTGCTTGCCGCAATTCGTCTTCAGACAATCTTCCGTCGTCGATAGCCTGTTTGGCCCATGCCTGGGCTTTTTCCCGGGCGTAATAAAGCGGAGCGTTCTCACCCTGCACAATCGCAATGGTGATCTGGCGTTGTTCGTTTCTCCAGTTCGCGCCGGTCAGATTGTAGGGGTCGCCATCATCTGGCGATTCATTGCCCTGAATTCGGTCCTCGGAAAGAGTCAGGGATTCTGAAGCTGCGATTGCCTCTTGCGTTGCATTTTGAACCTCGGCCTCAGAGGCGATCGTGTTGACCAAGTCTTCCAACTGGTTGTATTCCTTCAGAACCACCGTCTGGTCAACGGGCTTCCCCCTTTTGCGAGAAAGATCGTTATGATAGGCGATGAACTCGTCAAGAGTTCCAGTCGCCATGTCAGGTTCTGCAACAACAGGCTGGCGAAGGTTGCCTTGAATCGCGCTCTGAATTGTAGCAAACGTCGCGTTGCTTTTGAGACCAAGGACTTGTCGGAGCTTTTTTTGCTGACCCGTCGGAACACGCTTCCACATGTCGCGGAACTCTACGTCTGTCGCGTTTTCCAAAAGCGTTGCCGCTCTGTCACTAAGGATGGACCGCAGATCCGGCTTTGCCTCGGGGTCTGCTGGTGCGTCTGGAGTTGTCGCGGAAGAATTTTCGGGTGCCGCCGGTGCCTCAGATGCTAGCTCAACGCGAAACATCTCATCAACCTTTGCATCTGCTTCTCCCGCCTCAATTATCAATTTGCGGGCACGCTCCGTAGCGTCAGCAATGGCTTGCCTTGCCGCTTCTTTAACGTCATCCGGCGCATCCTTGCTTTGAATCACGCGATTGGCATTTCTGATTGCCGGGTGATTCCCTTCAATTACGGACTGCGCTGAGTCGGCAGCAATTTTATTGACTGCTTTTTGAGCTTTTAGCAACACTTCCTTGTCGCTATATTCAAGCCCTTTGATCGACGCGCCTGTCAAGCCACCAAGCAAAAACACATCGGCCATCTCTCCAGGCTCCCAGATTTTTCGATTAGGCTTAGCAACACCACCGTAAATTTCTACTGCGTTGCTTAGAGCTTGAGTAAAGACCTCAACCGATCCTTCTTCAAATCCGCCAAACAATCGCCGCGAAACCCCGGTTTCAACGTAGCGCCCGAACGGGGTCTTGTTGATCCATTTAAAGCCGCCTAACCCAAAAGCCTCCAGAGATCCAACTCCCGCCTTAAAATAAATCTGTTCTCGAATTTGATCTTCCGTTGCTCCTGCTGCACGAGCTTTTTGAACCCCCTCTTCAACTGATTGCCCCGCCCCCATGATTCCAAGTCCAACAGGACCACCAAGCATTGCAGCGGGCGCTTGACCAATGATATTGCCAACAGCTTGTGGGACTTTGCTATAAAGAAAACTTTCGGCCAATGCCGGATTTTTAAGCAAACGAGACTCAACCTTTGACTGAAACAAATCCTTGGTTTTTTGTCCAAGCATTTGAATCAAATACCCCATCATTGGGGTCGGGTCCATTCCGGTGTCCCAGTATTGCTCCTGAGCTTCTGTCGGATTTGGGAAGTAATCAATGTAAAGGCCGTCTTCGTCTTCTTCGACATCGATGCGCTCCCGGTCATAAAGTTGCTGCTTAAAAACCTCCAAGCCTTTTGGGTCCGTTTGCTTTAAGCGATAATAGTTTCTTTCAATTTGCGCCCGCTTTTCTTCTGGCAGGGTATAGAAATCCTCCTGATCCTTTGCGATGCGCTCATAAGGCTGCATCATCAACCTACCCGTACCGGAGATGCCGTCTATTGCCTTTCCAACGCCAGTAATTAATTCACTGCTAGCGTGGACTCCCGGATTGACATTATTGTCAATCGCGTTCATGCGATAATCCTCAAAGAACTTCTGCGCGACAGCACTGGCTTTTTCTGAAGAAACTCGCTCTTGGATCAAATAATCGTAAACGTGCTGACGGTGTGCAATCAGCAGCGCCATCCTGGCCTCCGGCGTGGCATCCGTCCAGTCTTTAGATCCAATGATCTTCTGCCAATTTTCCGGCTGAGTTACAAAATTACTCATTTGCAGAGAATCCTTGCCAGTTCCTGAGGTTACCCAGAATTCCAAGCGCAGAAGGCTGAAGCCCCATGCTGTTGATTATTTCTTCATCAGTTTTTTCTCTTGGAACATACAACCCTGGGGCCGCAATATTCGAAACGCCGCTACCCCGAACCTCGATGTTCATAGAGTCCAAGAACTTCATCATGTCCGCATCCGTCGCGCCGGGATTTGATTCCAAAAAAAGTGAAAGCTCGTTCTCTAGCACAACCTTAACTTTTTCTTTTTGCAGATTCACGCTATCTAAAGACCCGGGAGGTCTCGGCAAGATCGCATTGTCAACTGAAGCATTAATCAACCGGCTTCCTTGGCGGAACATGCGTGCCTGAAAGGAATTCTCATCCCCGGTCCTGTCGTTCACTGAGTTGCTCAGCAGGTGAAGAAACTGCCCTCGATAGTCTTTGTGAACCTCGGTCCCGATCCGCTCTTGCATAGCCCAGATTTCTTCAACCTTGGATTGATCGGTCAATTTCAGAACGTCTTGTCGAACTTTTGCCATTGCCTCAAAATCGGGCCTCAAGCCGTTCGTCCAATACTCTGTCAGCTTTGCCGTGGCCACCGGCTCAAGCAGTGGACCTTGATCTGAAAGAAGCTGTTGAAACTTGCTTTCGGACATATTGGGATCTGCTACAATAGCATTTTCGATCACGCCAAACTGCTCGATCCGCTTGTTGTGCAGGGACTGATCGATAGACCGGCTAGCCTTCATCGCGTCCATTGGAGTCAGCCACTCTGGTTTCCCATCAACAACTTGCTTTGCCATCACCGGATCATTTTCGATCAGCAGATCCAGCACTTCTCGGTTCACTTGAACCTGTCCTTTTTGCAGCGCGATTTCTCCTTCGCTCTGCCCAACAATCCCAGCCGCCACGCCTCCAGAAATAATTTCTGCATAGCTGTTAAGATCGTGGCGGGCCAAGGCTTCTTTTGCAGCAAAGTTCAGCTTCGCTTTAGCGATCTGGGCGTGACGCGAAATCGTCATGCTGCTTAGCCTAGTGGCAACTTCTGCATCCCAAAATTTAAAATTTTTTTCCAGCTTTTCTCGCCCAGCTTTGCTAAGTTTTGATTTTTCGACAACCTCTTGCCGTACCACTTGACTGGCTTTTTCCCACGTTGACTCCCAGTCATATGGGTCTTCGGGAAGCCCTTCTAAAAAATCACTGCTTGCCCGCTTCATCCGAGCGTCTGCCTCCATCAGTTCCGCAGACTCTCGCGCCATGATCACCTTCTGCGCGATGCCGCCGATGGCAGACCCAACTTCGGTGACCGCACGGCTCATCGCATCGCCCCTGGTCAATTCGGCCCGCGCAGTTGCTGCCTGTCCTTGAGCTAACGCTGTACCATCCCGCATGACCCCGCCAACGCGCCGCTCAACTGAAGCAACCCTAGGGGTGAGCGCAACGCGAGGGACATCGATCGGACCAGGGATTCTGGCAGATGCGCCAGTTGCCCCGGGCATCATACCTGCCGCCCCGGAAACGTCCGGTGGGCTTGGAAGTCGAGCTATAATTCGTTCAGCCATTGGATCTGTAACGGTAACGCCAGTCGCCAACTTGATTTGCGGCGCTGCCAATAGAAGATACAAGCCCCATGCGCCCAGCACTAATGGTCGCGCCAGCCTGAGCCTGTGCCGCCGCCATGCCAGCCGCGCCGTATTGACGTGTCAGTTTCGCCCTGGTGCGAGTGTCTGCGGCCTCACTGCGAATGTTCCTTGCAGTCTGCGCTGCATCTTTCAACGTCATGACTGCTTCCTGCTCAGAATTCCACGCGTCAACAGAAGCAACGAACTTCCCAATCTCTGCATTGAGTCGAAGTTTTCGGGTCTGTTCTCCCCCCTCAAATGCAGCAACTTGCCCTTCGAACCTCGACATGTCACCGGCATAGCGCAGCTTCCTGCTTTCGCGGGCCGCGCCGAGGGCAATGTCATAGCGTTGAGTCTCAAGCCTCGACGCAGATTCGACCAGCCGATCAAGCTCGCTGCCCGTCTGAGCAAACCCTGACGCAGCCGTGGCTTGACGTTGTCCTCCGAGAAACTGCCTGCCCTCCCTGGCTTGGCGAAAGATAGCAACCCCGGCAGACTCTTGAACTTCCGCAGCATCTCGGTCAAACTCTGCGCCCTTGAGGTTGGCCAGAGCAACCGCTTGCCCGGACTGCCGTTCAAGAACATCGGCAGTCCGCAACGCATCTTGATATTGGGCACTGGCAAGCTCGGAATTGATGGCGCTTTGTGCGCGAATTCGCTCCGCAATCACATTGCCGCGCCACACTGCTTGCCGTGCGTTGTAGTCAAGATCTCTAGCCTGTTTCTCAAGCAGTTTCGCGTTGGCGTTTGCTGCCCGTTGCTCAATGCGCCCAGCCGCAATCTGCGCCCTAGCAGAACGACCTGAAGCAATCGCCCCGCCCGCGCCAGCAGCAACAGAAGCGCCCGCCCCGACAAGTGCTAATAGAGCTGGAAGCATATGTTAGGTTATGATATTTAGCGTATATGTCAACGCTCCGTTGTCCTCCACGAGACAGCAAGACCGAGAATCGTAGCTGGTAAAGGCTCTGTCTGACGGAACGCCAGTTGAGGAGTTCGTGAGTGCCCTCCTGCGACGGGGATTTGAACAGGTTGCGACACAAGCGGAGGAGGAAGCATAGGGGCGTCTGTGCCTTTTCGAGAGGTCAGCGCATACCAACGCCCCACACTTAGGTCAGAGTATTCCAGCCCAAACGTCCGGTGAATATCGACTGTCATCTCTGCAATGCGCCCAAGCAGATACCGAGTGGAGCCTGATTGTGTCTGAGCCACAAAAGGAAGCATCTCAACCGTAGATATCATTGGCAAACCTACCGCAATCTTAACCCCCGAACGGCTTAGAGTAATGCTGCCAGAAGACACCACGCAAGGAGGATGCGTCCCCCCATCGACCAGCACGTTTACCGTTCTGCCCTCAAGGTGCCCTAACCCTGTCACGGTTGTTCCTGCTGGAGACAATGTTGCTAGCACTCCAGCGTCAAGGAAAAGGCTCTCGGCGGTGTTGCCAGCAAACGCACGGTCTGGAGTTTCTGGGTGAAGCCGCTCAATTCGAATTGTTCCGGTCCGCCGCACGGAAACCCATACCTCGTCCCCGATGCTGCCAGGGATCGTCGCCACGCTCAAGATCTCTCCATCTGTTTCATGCCGGTGCCAGCCCATCACCTGCTCGGCACGGTCATAGGTCAAGCCCATGAGCTTCCCTTCGACGACAGCCCACAGCACCGGGTCAGGTTGTTGACTCGCGGCCATCTGGCGGATGCCTCCTCGGGTGATGTGTTCAGCTACCCGGGTCAAGTCTCCTGCTGCGTAGGGGTCTCTGGCAAGGTCATCCCGTTGCACGTCCAGGCCGATATAGTCTCGCATCCGCTCTCCTTGACGCTCGACAAAGATCAGTGAATCATTTAACTCAACGGCGCTGATGTCTGCGGACCCATAAGCGGTTGCCTTCGATGCCGTAGCGTTGTCGGCATCAGACGCGGCACGAATCACCCATTCGTCTCCTGCCGTGCCAACAATCAAAGCGCCGCCCCTGGAGGCAAGCCACTGGATTTGATCGGCAGTTGAGCTATACAGCGACCGTTGAAGGCTAAGGTCAGGAGCGCCCGGGACTCTTCGGAAATTGTCGTAAACGTCCACCTCGGAAGCCCACAAAGTCAACGGTTCTGAGCTTGTGCCAGCGAACCACAACCGACCTTCATGTAAGATGACTTGGCGAGGATACCCAGATGCGGCGCTCCACGATCCTTCGGCGTGGTAATACGTTGCACTTGAGGCAAACAGCGGCTCCTCGACCACTGCGGTCACGCTTGTGCCGGAAGCCCTAGACGTGATTCGCACGCTGCCCCAAACAACCGGATCTGCCGCGTCGATGGCCGCAACAGGTGCCCCGCTTGATGCCGTGTAGGCAGTCACAGCAATTCGCACGTAGACCGGGCCGGGAGAAAAAGCGGAATAAGTGATGTTCTGGTCCCCGGCAACCGTCCAACTCTGGACCGTCTCCCAGGTGGTGTCGTCAATTGATTCTTGAACCGCGATAGTCGCAGCCCAGGTTCCTGCGGTTCGAAACATGTAGTCTCCCTGCACAAGCAAAGACGATGAAGTCGCAATCGAGGTGATCGGCGTTGACACTGTATTGACAGTCCTGACGTGGCCAATCCTCCATCGAGCATTGACGTGAGAACTCGTCCACAGCGAGGACGATGCCGTGAGCGTGATGGTCCCAGACGTGCCGGAAGGCGTGATCGTAAGCGTCTTGTTTGTGTTCTCGTCCTTAAAAGGCCAGGACTCAAACGTCATCGCAACCATTGTCCACGATGTTGCCGACACTCTCGTCAGTCTGTAAGGCGGGTAGTTTGGATGAACGAGAAACACTACGTTTCCAATTTGCTCCCACTTCACGCCGGGTAAATCTGCGGCGGAATAAGGGGACGTGAGTTGAACTGGACTGCCGCCTTGAGTCACTGCCGCTCCGTTTGTGTAGATGCGAATCGTCAGATCGCTGAACGCAAGAACTGAAGCGGCTTCGGCAGAGTATCGAAACGGGATCAACCAAACGTCCGTAGAACCAAACACGTCAATGTGTTGGAGTCCGGCTCTCCTAGAAATACCGCCATAAGGCAGCGTTACAAAATTGGTGAGCGTCGCAACAGAAGAAAAATACCTAGCAAGGTCAGCACGGCTCCACAACCTGCGAGAGATTTCCCCTCCGTTCAGACTGTAGATTTGACTAATCATTGAAATCTAGCGTTGATGCTTTCGCTTTGAAGCCGGTAATCGGGGATGCGCTCGTAGCTCTCGTTCTGGTTCGCTGCCGCCGCCGTCTCGCTCAGTCCAACAGCCTGTTGTTCCAAAAGCATGCCAAGCTGGGGATCTCCGGTGACCGCTGGAGCAATCCTGGCCGCGAGAAGGTGAGCAAATGCCGCCGCGAACTGCGGGGTGAACTGGTTAGGATCTGTCACGTCTGCGACGTAGCGCAGCTTGCAGGTCGCTGAATCGCTCAAGAGGGCGTTGCCTTCGACCATGTATGCTTCGGGAGGCAAACGCGAATCGTCTTCTGCATTCGCATCGATCACCGACAAATAGTCGGTAGGAAGCTGGAATGCGTAGGCGAACCCGAACGCCGGAGCCGCCGAAAGTCTAGGGACCAACACGCGGCGCGTCGCAAAAGGCCAATGAACAGAGGCTAGCACTTCGCGCCTCACAAGATCGAAATGCGTCCGCACCTGCTCCGCCACCACAGTCTGCTCATCCAGCGAGACAAGCGCAGGTTGTGCAATTTTTGCTAGTGCCAAGTTGGCAATTTGTGTGTTAGTCATAACAAAAATGGGGCGAGAAGTTTAGAACACTCCCCGCCCCACTCCAACCCCTATTAAAGAAATCAGGTCCGTGCTTTAATTAGCAAGATGCTAATTAAAAAAGTCAGGCTGCGACTTTGATCTTGATCACACGATCATCGTCGTAACGCAAGGCACCGATGCGCCCGGTCATACGAAGCTGAAGCGCATGAGAGCGTTCCGGCAGGATGTCCATGTAAGAATTCCACTGACCGGCATGCACTTTCACGCCGCTCGGGATCCACATCGGGAGGTCAGCCACGCCGCTTGTAATGTTGATTTGCTCCGTTTGCAGGAACTTCACGCCGATGATCTTCTCAAGCAGATCGACAGAGAAAACATCCGGCAAGCTGTAGTCCAAATTGGTGCGGCTCAACTGACCCCACAAAGCGTTCATGTCTTTGTAGCGGCATGCAAGAACCGGGCGATCATTCCCAAGAGCTTCGGCAGAACCAAGCAGGGTTTTGCCTTCGCGGATTTTGTCCATCGTCAGCGCAAGGTTGGTTGCGGGCGAACCCGGGGTGCCAGGGGTATACCCATCGGTCCCGTAGAAAAACGTCGCAGCAATTTCCTTGCTAGCCGAAAACGTCACCGGAGAACCGGTGCCCAGCTTGCCGACATAAACCCCAGCAAAGATGCTGTCGAGGATCTTCTTGTCAGCAGTCCGGTCGCAAGCCGCCTTCATCGAAGCGATCACGCCGCTCTTAGGAGAGGTGATGTCGGCAAGGAACTCGTCATCGTATTCATCGATATGAACCGCATCGTCGAAGAGTTCAGTGTCCAGCCAGCGAAGGTCAGACTCTTGGTCGCGAACCTTGGTCGGAGTGGCTCGACCTTCTTTGACGGTCAGGTTCGCCCGCTTTGAAAAGCGGTTGAAGCGTTTGCGCTCACCGACAAAATTCTCGACGGTGCAGTATTGCTCAAGACGCTTACCGACCTGCTGGGCCGCCATGTCCCAGTTGGTGGAGAATGCGTCCCGAAAATGATTCGGGATAAAGGTAGCAGCAGTGGAAGCCATGATAGTGTCTTAGTTGAAATTAGGTGTATTGAATTTCCGCGACTTTGACCCAAGCGTTGTTAAGAAACACAAGTTCGATCATTCGGGTCGCCCCGCTAGCAACAACCCCAATATCCAAAAGCGCAGCCCCTTTGATTCCCGCACCTTGAGTAAGTGTGCGGCTAGCGCCGCTAGCGGTGAACAGGTAACGAACTTGCTGTCCTTCGCGGCCACCGGTTGGAGCGTTAAAGGTAGCCGCCCCGGTAAGGGTAGCCTTGGCAATGACCACATCTTTCAAAGCTGCGGCGGCAAGGTCCAAAGTTCCGGACGCTCCCAAGGTAACAACCTCGGCGGTGTCCCGTTCCCAGTGATGAAGCATGCGATCGGTAGGCATTGTATAAAAGTGTTAGGATGCAAGCAGCTTTAGAACAAGGTCTCTTGTTGCAAGGTCGCCGCTTCTATATTTTTCATGAAGAGGATTGGCGGCATTCCTCATAATGTCAAGACCCTTTTCCCGGGAATTCTCTGCAATGATAGAGTTTTGTGTTCCGTTAAAGCCCATAGCCTGACGAAACGCCGAATCTTGCTGAACAAATCCTGCGATTTTGTAGAACGCCTTGATGGTTGCTGCATCTCCGATGGCATCAAGATCCACGCCAAGCGCCTTTGCGGCTTCCGCGGCTGCGATAGTGTTAGGTCCAATTTTGTTGCCCCACTCTGCTTGCAGCAACGCTTTTTGACCTTCGATGAATTTCTGATCTTCTTGTCGCTGTGCTAGTGCCGCGGCGGTATTTCGTGCGGCAAGTTCTTTTGCAACGCTGGCAGGGACGTTGTACTGGTGAAGGAGCGCCGCCATTTCAAGCTGAGGCTTTTCGTCCCAGTCATCTTCCCAGCCTTCAGGCTTAACGTGAATCCCGTAACCTTCAGCGGTTTCTGGCACGCCAAAGGTAGCCCGCCACGCAGAGAGTTCTTCTGCGGTTGGGCTTGCGCTCAGGGTCCGAAACTCAAAGACCGGGGATGTCGTCGTATCGACCGGAGTGGTCGAGGGTTCAATTGGTTGTTCTGTTTGTTCAGTCATATTCTTCCTCAAATTCGATGTCGATAAGCCGGATCAAAGACTGCCGCCCCTCGATGTATGCGGCCCGGTGCGGCTCAAACCCGGCAGCGTCCCACGGACCCTGACCCCACCACGATTCAGATCGGAGCCAGTCCAGCACCGCTTTAAAATCAGGATTGCCCTTCAAGTTCCTAATCGCAGCTTGTTTCCGTTCGTAAAGATCGATCATTGTTCTTGAGATTGAACCTCTGCCGCCGCCAGCACCTGGGCTTGCTGGAATGCTCTCTGCTCGCGCATGGTCTCGACTTCTGACAACGGGCGCAGACGCTTCGGGTCTGCCCCAGTTGACGTGAAGAACTCTCGCGAAATTTCTTGCGTGTTGAAGTTGTCGAGAAGCTCGGGCTGCACTTGAAGGAACCCAGCCAACCGCTCCAAAGCCCGAAGAGCGGCGGCATCCTTGGTAGCCTGGATAGCAATAGCCAACCGATTTGAGAATTCCACCCGGGGCACCGGCACGCCAACAGACTGCCCATCTGGAGCAACAAGCTGAAGGTTTGGCGGAACATCGAATCCGAATTCGCCGGCTTCTAGCAAAGTCACAAAAATCCACTCGACCAACGGGGCCAAAAGCTCGTCGTGATACAAGCCCAGAGTCGGGGAGATGTTGTCGAGCTTTTCGCCAAGCCTAGCCTGAACCTCCGTCGCAGTCATCTCTCGCTCAAGTTGCTGAAACATCGCAAAGAGCGGAACGTGAAACGCATCATTGATGCGCTTCCGCTTTTCTTCAAGCGAGTTGCTCACCTCGATGGTCCGGGGTTGATAGTCCCACAGTTCTGGCTTTCGCCCGTCCTGACCGAGAGAGGTTTGCCCCCGGGGCCGGAAATCCACGCGCCCCTTCCATCCTGCTGGAACAATGATCGGAGGATTAAGACTCACTTCCACAGCAACATCACGAAGTTGCTCCATGCGGTTGCACTGCTTCAAATCGGGCAGAGTCTGAATCGCTGGAGAAAACCCGTAGGGTGCAGAAGGGTCACTGCTCCATTTGAGGTATCTGGTGATCAAGTAAGGAGACTGGTCAAGACCAGAGTCAGAGCAGATGTGCCCGTCGCTGGCGTGAATGTAAATCGACCTGTAGCGGCGTTGTGTAGCTAGGATTGATCCCTCGACGTAATCTGGGTTAGGGAAGATCAGGTGCTGATACTCGCTTGCCTCCAGACGTTTCGCCGGATCTTTCGCGATCTTGGCAATCGCCGGGGCGAGCTTGTCCTCCCCGAACATCCCAAGCGCCATTTGTGCCGTCAGCGTTTTCTCGACCACGACGGTGTCGGCCACCCCGTCAGGACTGCTTTCGGCACAAGCGAACCGGCGCTCCGAGGAAAAAACCAACCGGCGCTTCACGGGGTCCCAAGCCCTCGACAAGCACGCAGTCCCAAAAGCTGACCGGCACACGTTCAATTCAAACAAGGCCGTGAACAAGTTGCTGCTGGTGATATGCCGGTAAGCGATGTCTGTGGCTGAGTTCAGCCAGAACTTGGCGTCTTCGTCCTCATCAAGCTCAGGGGGCACCGTAAACGCAAACCAACGCTCTTGCCGGGGAGTCATCCACGCCAGCACACCGCCCGCATTGATGTTAAGGGCAAGCACGCCAGTAGTGTCGAACAGTTCTGCGATTGGTTTCTCGTCAGGCTTGCTAAGCAAATGCGTCCCGGGAGCCTGTTGCTGCGACTGTTGCAATCGAGGGATGACATACTTGGCAACATCTTCCCACCCAGAGCGCCACGTAGCAACCTTGGTCAGCAGGGTCTTCGCAAGTTGTCTGGCGCTGTCGTGGATTTCCATCTTCGCTATAGTGATCTTAGGAAATTATGCTTCTTTTCCTAATATAAAATCAGGGCATCTGTGACTGCATTTCTCCGGTGCCGCCAGAACCGAGGGTCGCCATCAGCCCCGATGCACGTTTTCTCCGCCTCATCATTTCACCGATTCTTGTGCTGTTGTTGTATTGCTTGGCCGCAGGTTCCGGGCTTGGAGCCATTGGTGGGGCTGCGCTGTTGGACTGAGTCAGGTAGGCCGGAAGAAACTCACGAAGCTGCTGAATCAAGGACTGGCTTGTCGCTGGCATGTCTCGCATTACAACATGTTACAATGTTAGTCAAACCCCAATGACTTCGACCGCCCCATACTCAAAGGAGGCTGCTCCCATATAAGGAGAAATCAGCCCCAGGATTCGTGCCTCGGCAAATGTCCGAAACGCATCCGCCGCGTGCGATGTGTGATCGTGAACCGGAGTGGGGTTCATGCTTTGACCATCTTCATAAATGCGTTTTCGGTATTGCCCCAGCAATTCCCTGCCCTTCTCTGTGCGTGCGTGCCACACACAGTTCTTCATCAACTCTCGCGCCTCATTGATGCCCATCCAGATGTTCCGCGTCTGCGGCACCACCTGACAATCCTGAAGTCCAGCTTCTCGCGCATCGCCAAGGAACGTCCTCCCACTGCGGGAATTCTGCTCGGCGTCGTGCGGCAAAAGATTCTGGCGGATCGGTGCCCACCTCGACCACTCTTGGACTTTGTTGATGTAGTGTGACACAGGGTTTCCAGACCCCTGGTAAAAATCCAAGATGCGGTAGTCGAGCCGGGTCGCCTGGATAAGCCACATAGCTGTTGAGTCGCTGAACCCCAAGTCCCACGCCACCAAGCAAGGCCAATGCGGCTCCACCCCGAAATGCCCCACCCTGCCTTCAGCTTCGGCTTCCGCGAGACGCTCCCCGTAAATGGAACCCTCAACCGGCGCTCGAAACATGTCCTCGATGCATGCGGGCCATTCCCGAAATGTGTCATGTTTAAGCGTCCGATACTCGTTCGCCCAGAACGCTTTCTGGTCCGGGGATAATTTAATGCCCTTGGCTTGCCAAGCCTCAAAAATCTTCTCTTCTTCCGGTCTCAATGCCACTTGATTCGCCGGGATGACGTTCTTCGGATCTTGATAGAACGGGAAGAACAGCATCTTGAACTCTCGCGGGTTGTGCGCCTTCCCTTGCCGCGCCAATGCTTCGCGAATCAACTCGTAATGCTCCCCGCCCTTGCCTCCTTTGTGAGTCGATTCAAAGTTGACCATGTTTCCCGATGCCACGGCAGGAAGCGCACCGGTCAAAATCTTTCGTGCATCCATCGGTCGATGCAATGCAATGGGACCAAACTCCGAAACGTGCAGGTATTGCAACGCGCCTCCCCGGAATGTTGTGCTGCAAGTGAATCTTGACCCGTTCTCCCAGCTAATTGTTTCCGCAGGGATCTTGTCAGGGGCGCACGTAGTCGGGAATTCCTTCAAAAGGAAGGCATTCAACTCGTGCCGCTCTTGTTCTTCCAGCCCTTCCACCCCTAGCCCCATAGTTCGATAGGCTTCCGCCATCACCGCCAGCTTCTTTTTGGCGTCAGTGATGGTCAAATCGATCAAGCCTATGCTTTGGTTGCTATTAAAAATAGCCCTATCTAGCCCTATGATGTCGATGATCGTGGAAAACCCTAGCCTTCTTGCCTTGGCAATGAGGTTCCAGTAATGCCGGTTGCGCAGATACCACAACTGCCCCGCGTTGGGCCGAAACGGCACCAGCTTTCCCCACGGGTCGCGCACCATGTAGAGGTTTGAAATCCTCCAGGTGACATCCGAAAGGATTTTTCGATAAACTTCTTGCTCGGCAGAGGTCATACTTCTTGCTAGGCAACCATTATACAAACGCGGATTCGTGCATTCTTCCGACCTCGCAATAGGCATCCCAGGTCCGCGATTCAAATCGAGGGGAATTGATAGGCAATGACCAGCCGTAGCAGACCGCATTGCCCCACATCGCACTAAAGTGCCGCTCCATGTAGCCGGGATACAGGTCTCTCACGCACCCCGCATTCAAATACCACCACGGCAACGGGCGGCGCTTGGTCTTCATAGCTTGTCGAGGCTCCCCACGGGTGGGTCGATGAGTGTGCCCACTAACAAACAACCCGTTGGGCCACCCCAAGTCAATAGCTTGGTTCTCATCGCTCGAAACATCACAGGCATACCCATGCGAAAACACGGTTGCCCCAATCCGATACACCCCACGCTTCCGCGAATAGCGGTAGTCTGCCCCAACTTTCCATTCCTCGATGAACTCTTGATTGATGTAAACCGGCTTTCCTCCTTTCCTGACCGGCACATGCTGCGGATATCGCCATGAAAGCAACTGACGCACATTCCGAGGGTGACGGTTGATCGCCTCAATGTTCGCGTCATGGTTTCCCGGCAAAAACACACACTTCACCTGGGCCGGGTCAGGGTGCGCCAAACGGATCTCTCTGAGCATTGCCGAGGCTGACACGTATTCGTCTTCAATGCTCCAGTCATATTCGCTCGGCCATTTGCTTGCACTTTCCGCCTCATGCAGATCTCCAAGCATGACGATGCGGTCAGGACGAAAATCTCGCACCGCTTCTTTCACCAAGTCCACGGCTTCAGGGTCTTGAAGCGGACAATGACTGCAACTAAACGCGACCCATTTGACCGCCCCAGGCTTTGGTTCTCGTGTTCGTATCACCATAAAATGTCGGTTGGTTTGTTTCACGAAGGAGTTCCACCCTGTCCAAGGCTCTCCCTTGGCACCATGCCCAACCTAAAAGTCTTCCGCTCGCATCCGGGATCTTTCGTCAATCCTCGCAATGGTCGAAATCGCCTCAACATATCGAGCCTCTGCCGCTTCAAGCGCCACAATCCGGTCCCTCAACGGATCGGTCACCATCTTCCCCGCCGCCCCACTCAATCCCAACACAACCGCTGCACCTGCCAACAACACGTTCCAATCCGTGCCAGCATTCAGCTTGGACGAAATCTCCCGCAGCCCAGTGCTAAGCTCCCCCAACGCAGTCTTAATTCCAATCAACTCCGAATCTGTCCTCGCTTGTGCCGTCGCTTGTGCGTTAATCTGCCGGTACAGATCTCGCAAGATCTCCACTTCCGTGCCAGTCCCAAGCTCCACCGTGGACATAGGATTCAGATAGGGTTCAACTGATCGGTGTCGTCGTCAGGGATGCCAGCAATCGAACGCAGCATGTTGATCGCACCCAACGCAATCGCACGAGACTTTTTCGGTTGCTCCGCTTGCTTCTCAAGCAGCAGCTTCTCAATAATGTCAAGCAGCATGTCCTTGTCCGCAGAGTCCATCACGGACCATGCCATGTTCACAATAATTTGCAGCGGTTTCATTAGTAGTATTCAGTTATGATAAGCAGACCCCCGCCACCCTGTCCACCAGGGGTTGCGGCCTTGGATGCGACTCGCCCAGTGTTGTTGGCACCTCTCCCACCCAGTGCAGCGGGTGATGCTGGCACGGACGCTACGTCAAATAGAGGTGAAACCAATCCCGGGAAGCCCCAAGACAGGCCAGGCGTTGATGGCAAAGCAGCAAACGCATCATTTGAGGTTTTAAAACCAATCCCTCCATTCCCACCGTTCACAATGAAAGAGGTATTTACAAGCGCCGAAATGTTGGTCCCGAGCGCCGCCGTTCCGCCCGCTCCTCCTGTAATTAAAAATGATCCAGTGCTTGTACTTCCCCCGGCCCCGCCAATCCCCCCCCCTGCCAAGGCAAGCGATGAACTTCCATCTGCACCACCCAAAAATTGACTAGCAGTACCGTCGTTCCCAGCATTGCCAGTGGTAGTAGAAGCACTCCCGGAAGACCCACCACTACCAATGGTGTATTTGAAGACTTGCGCCATGTTGGTAATCCACAACCGCACGTAGGCTCCACCACCGCC